CACACTTACGTGTGCACCTTCTGGTTCTTTGAACTGCCTATCTGAACCTACGTACGTTTAATCAACAATACGTAACTTGACTACTCTATTGGAGCTTTTATGACAAACCAAACTACTCTTGTAAAATGTCCTGTGGGGCGTTCTTTAATTACGAACTTCTCATCGAACTCTACAATTAGTGAGGTTGTCTTTGCTACCAATAAGAGAACCGGTGTCAAGAATGCCGGTTTTCGAGCAGCAATAGCGCAGCATATGTCAGCTTCTACAGATTATAGTAGAGCTGAACATCATGTTGTAGTGCCGCCAATTGATATATTGACTACCACCAATAATGGTGCGTATTCTCAATATACTGGTTTCTTGCCCGCTAATCTTTCTCCGGTGATCGCGTCTACTGATATTCAGACAGACAATATCGCTATTGGAAAATTACGGAACAAGTTAAATAATAACCTTTCTCAATTTAAATCACTTATTCCCTTAGGTGAGATAAAAGAAACTCGCAACTTGATTAATTCTGTTGCAAGTGCCTCTGGCAAGTTATTATCGGACCTTACTAAGATACGCTCCGGAAGGAGCAATCTTAATGCGCTGGTTCGCGACGCTTCTGACCTATGGCTCACCTTTTCATTCGGCGTTTCTCCTACTATTAGTGATATCAACTCGCTTGTTAACGCGGTTGGTTCAGTTCTTAGTAGTAATAACCGTAACCTTGTCTTCCGAGGCAAGGCCAGTTATACGCGCACTTATGCTGAAGGTGGTCCCTTTGTCGTTGGTGCTGCTTCTGGATGTGACATCCGTTACTACCCAGCGCAGTCGACAGAGAGCTATAGTGTACAATATACCGCGGGGGTTAATATCCCCCGTATTCAGAGTGGTAATGTCTATCAGTTAGGCCAACATTTCGGCTTAACCTTTAGAGATCTTATACCTACGTTTTGGGAATTAGTTCCCTATACGTGGATCGTTGATTATTTTACAACTACTGGTCAGTTTCTAGAGGATACTTTCTCTAGTCCTGGTGTTAATACTGTCTATTGTACTAAAGCTGTTACGAATAAGAAAGTTTCCTATCAAGGATACTCTGCTTCTCCCGTTAACGGTTCTAGTTTTAATCTAGAGCACTTTAGCGCGAATCAGGGTTTCTATGAGGGATTCATTTATACTCGTACTGCTTTGTCTAACCTCCCAACTCGTACCTTTGCCTTTAAAAGCATTGACGCGATAGGGAAGAACAGTCTCAATCGGTTGCTAAATCTCGCATCTGTATTTATAGGTGGACATCCCGTCCACCGTACATTACGATGATTTCCAACTTTTATTAACTCTTTTTAATGGATATTACATGGCCATTACCTTAACGTCACCTGTTACAGGTGCCACACAAACAGGTTTTACACTCCCTACGTATACACTAACTGTTGATACTCCTCCCAATGTAAACGGGAAACAGTATGCAGTTACTGCACTTGGTGGAACACAAACCGCTGTTGACGCTCACTCAGTATCTAAGCCTTTTACGGTAACCTTCTTCAGACCTTCGGTCATGAAGACTTTACCTCAGGCTAACGTACCAACGGGCGTCATCAAGTCTATACCGAAAAACACCTATAAAGTGTTAACTAGGAAAGGAGCCTTACCTGCAGCTAATCAAATTCCTCAGATCAATATGATCAGTACGAATATTGATATATTTGCGGGTACTGATACATTCGAACCGGAAGACGTCCGTGCTATGTTGTCTCTTCATATCGGTGCACTACAACAAGTAGCCGCCGGTCTTGGAGATACAGCTGTCACGGGTATCCTATAGTTCTATGTATATCACGAAATTTAAATTATTCGTGATTTCCTGGTGCATAGTATATTTACTTGCACTCTGTTACCTTTATTCGGAGATATTCGATGAACGTTCCCTCAATTGGAAATACGAAGGCAGATGCGAAACTATCGCTCTTTCTGACGGTTTTCGACCATGAGTTGGGTGATAGGATCAATGATCCTACTACTCCTATTGTTAGTCAATTTGCTTTTTCAAGGCAACAAAGCCGGGCACGTAAACGTGCAAGGTTTGAGGGCGTTGATAATGCGGAACTTACAATCGATAGATTTCTGTCGATTAATAGTTCTGCTGGCAATCCTGATATTACTTTGTCTGCAGATATTCTTGCAGATGCTAGTGATTTTATACGACGATCCTTTTGGGGTTTTAATACCCTGAGGTTCGGTAGTATTCAGGAGACTCTCAATCTACCGTATTTACTAACTAACTGGCGACTAGGTCCTGGCGCTAGTGTGGGTTTTAAAAACACACACTTTGTCGACAAAATTAAGTCTCCAATAGTTACTTGTACGGCTAAGTGCTTACCTCTACTAAAACTACTTTATAAAGTCAACCCACATCTGAATTCTATTCTGAATTCTGACGGTGTTACATTTAAAGTAGTCGAGGGCAGCAAACTCAGTACTGTCCCAAAAAACGAGGACATTGATAGAACTATAGCAACTGAACCCCTTGGAAATATGATGCTTCAGCTTAGTGCTGGACATTACATTGAAGAGGTGCTTCGGTATATAGGTATTGATATTTCTAACCAACAGGATAGAAATAAGATCATGGCGCGATTAGGGTCTATGTTTGGTGATTTCACCACTATAGACCTTCAATCTGCTTCTGATTTAATACGTCTGCCACTTGTCAGACTTCTATGGCCGCGTGAATGGTATGATCACTTTATATCAATAAGAAGTGATAGATGCCTTGTGCGTGGTGAGTATGTTGATCTTAATATGATGTCAACTATGGGAAATGGTTTTACATTCCCAATGATGACGTTAACATTATTATCACTCATATATGCTACTATCGGTAAATCTTGTCGTGTCCGCTCAGTTACTGGGCGACACGCCATTTATGAACCGAATGTAGCTGTATTCGGCGACGACATCATTATTCCTTCAACGGAATATGATAGAGTCGCACATACTCTGTCTTGTGCTGGCCTTATCATTAACCATGATAAGAGTTATAGCAAGGGCCCTTTCCGTGAAAGCTGCGGTGGTGATTACTATAGAGGTGTCGACGTGACGCCTTTTTACGTAAAAACTCTCGCTAGCGATCCGGATGTCTACATAGCAATTAACGGCTTACGTAATTGGTGTGAGAAGAATGACACCTTCTTCCCAAAAACGTTTAGTTGTCTATATGCTATGCTAGACGGTAAGGTCCTTTTCGTTCCTCCTTGGGAGCAACCCTATTCTGGGGTGCTTTCCTCTGAGGTTGACATAACATACTACCATTATGAACTCTGCAGTTGGCAATCTCACGTTGAGTCTAGCTCACTTAGCGATGGGCAACTGCGATTAGTAATGTATGGCGGGTATGCGTTATGTCTTGGGTCGGACAAGTTGGTTTATACACGTCGTTCTAATAGAACGTCGTATAGACTTGTTCGCACACGCTTGCCGCGAGGCATGCGTGATGGTCGGCCACTACACCATGT